TAGCGGCATTAGTTGCGCTTGTACTTGCATTTGTCTCAGCTGTTTCAGCATTTGTTTCAGCTGTTTCAGCATTTGTTTCAGCTGTTTCAGCATTTGTTTCTGCTAACTCTGCCGCTATTTTAGAAGCAAGAGCGGCTTCCGCAGAGTTAGCAGCAGCTAAAGCATTTGCAGAAGATTCACTTGTAGAAGTTATTGAGCCTTCATTTGAGTCAAAAGCTCCTCCACCATCAACTGGTTCAATTATAGTTTCTGAGTCTCTAAATCCCATAGTATCCTCCTAGAGTAAACCACTATACGCGAATGACATTGAGAGATTACCACCCTTGTTCCTTCGTGTTATTTCTTCTTTATTCAATCCTGATATTTCTTGATCAAAAAGAACCATATATTTTTGGATCTCTTCAGTATCATTTAAATAAATAGATACTTCTAACAATGCTCCAAATAGAATAACTCTTTCATTCTCATCTCTTAACCAATTAGTAGCTAGGTCACCTACCCAATAATTTGCGTCTTGTGCAAGTCTCGCGTCAAATGCTGATTCTGTTTTATCTGCAGCGGCTGAATAAGTTGTAGCTACCCCACCAATATCTAAAGTACCCAACCCAGATTTCCAGTTATTATAAGTACCTGAGTAGGTTGCATTGAGTGCAGGTAGTCTGCGATAATAATGCAACTCTATAGAATCTCCACGACTAAAATTACCATGTAGTTTTATAACATTTCCAACTCTAGTGTAGAAATGATAATCCCTAGAGCTACTAAGGCCATCATTGAATGTTCTTACATCTACCCTTTCATTGTAAACAATCCCTGGGTTTTTAGTAGCAGTGTCTGCATTTCTAATATATATAATTTCAATCATATCAGTAGGGGAAGTTATGGACAATACTTGACCACCACCCCAAAAAGAACTTGGAGATATGTCTGGAGTAACGCCAGAAACCCCTGCTGCAGTCAGTTCATCTTGAGTACCATTAACATCATAAATTTTAGTTATCTCTAGAGGCGGCACACGTAGTGTTCTATAAGCCTTATCTGCTGCGTAATCTAAACAACGTGTCACCACTGAGTCAGGCAAAACAGAAACATCTCTGTTTGCCCAGGATCTAATCAACCCTGAGTTATCACCAGTGAAGTCACCAGATCCTACAAATTCTACGTATGTTGCCATCTTAAATCTCCTTAATAAGACATGAGGTGGGGGTAGTTTTGCTTGAATATAATCATGAATTTAGCCATCATGTCTTTATCCTTCATCGTTGCCGAATCATGCAAATCAATACCCCACTTATTTTTTATTTCAATGGCTACGATATCAGGGACTGTAGCGAACTTTTTAAACCCTAAGTCTTTTTTATTAAACCCACTGTCCGAAAGATCACGATCCTTTTTAGCCTGCTCTAGGAAAGGTTTCTCATCCTGGTATACTTGCCAGTTGCTAGACCCATCCTCATCGCATTGGATAGTACCTTTAATAGTACTGTTCTCTGTGCTAGGTATTACATCCCAACGTGCCATGTCCTCTTCCTCTTATTAAGTTGCTATTTCTACAAATCGACCAGACTTACCAATGTAACCCAGGGTTGGGGTAACGATAGTCACGTTGCCTGTAGAGTGTATGAAAAATGCTTTATCTACTTGATACCCACCGGCTGAGGATGCGGATGTTGTCCAAGCGCATCGATCTGCTGGGAGATGCAGTACATCTCCAACTAAGTTATTACCAAGTGTATTTGCTGGGATTGTCCCTTTGATTACCATCATGTTCTATACCTCCTAATAGAATAAAAATAGGGAAGGAGAAATAATCTCCCTCCCCTTATTATAGTTACTCTAGACCGTAAACCGCGCCACAGCCTTTTGGATTTTTAACTTCCAAAGACCATTCCTCGATAAACATGCCAACAGTTGAGTCACCTTTCTGACCAACTTCAACTTCCTGCATTGGACGCAATGTCGCCATTGCAAACCACTGTGGATCATAGATCAATGCGGCAGAGTCTGCAGCATCGAACTGTGTTGTAGTTGCGTCAGTAGTTGTGTGGGCAAGACCCATGATGTAGTTTGGAACTACCATCAAGTCACCAAAGTCTGACATGTAAACGTCTACCGACTGGCGGAGCTTACCATCTTCGTCGATGTTACGACGAACGCCTGTGTCATTAACCATAAGGTCAGAGAAATCACGGCGAAGTTTTGGAGAAACCATGATACGAGTAGCTGAACCACCACTCTCATAGATCTTCTGCATAACTGCATCAATGTCTGTAAGAGCCAAAGCAGCTTTAGCACCACCAGCGGCAACTGTGATAACTTCAGTACCAGCATTAGCTGTTGAGGGTGCAGTAAAGTCACCTTTAAATACACAAGTATCACCACTGTTTACAAACGACTGATAACCACCAGTCTGACGAGCGCCAGAAGTAGTCTGCTTGTTGTATGTGTTTACAATGTCAAACTCCATATCACGGCGCATTTCTGTGCCACGCTTTTTCAGCTGATATGCATACTCATCAGCAACACCAGCCTGATCGATTGCACGGCGGCTACCTGATACAGAAATTGTTTTGCTGTTGATTTGTGTGTAGTTACCCAAACGGGTACGCATTGCACCAACAGTTGTAGAAGCTGCACCATCACCGGAAGCAGGTGTAGAACCAGCTGCCAAGAAGTCTGCGCCTTCAGCTACACGAGAGTTACCTGGAGCTGTGAGCTCGTCGGTTTGCCATTCGTGATAGATGTTGGTTGCTTTAGATTTACCGATTGAAGACAAGAAAGGGGTCTCATCACGTGTGATCATCGAAATGAAATTCGCTAGATCCTCACGGTTTGAAACGTCTTTACCAGTGCCTGTTGCTCCACGAGCTGTGGCGATATTACGCCCACCTGTAGTTGCCATTTTATTAATCCTCCTAGGATATTATTTAGTTAGAGAGTTGGAGGCGTATTGGCGAAGGAATTCCATTTGGTCATCTTTAGATGCACCTTCTTTAAATGCACGGGCCTTCACCATTTTTTCTTTATCAGCTGCTTTTTTATTAGCAGCCGCTGGTTTCTTAGTCGGAACCTTCTTAGTTGGAATATCTTTACGCTTTGCAGCGCCTTTCGTAATTCCATTCTTTAATCTGCGATAGTCATCAATGAATTTTACAACATTGGGGTCCATAACCGAATTTAAAAGTTCGTCTGCAATACCATTCTCAAGAGCAAAGTCTCGAATTTCAACTGCAACCTTTTCATTAAAGTCAGGGATCATCTGTGGGATTACCTCTTGGAAGTGTTGCATTTGGGATGCAAACTTCTCTTCCTGAAGTTTTGTTCTCTGTTGTTCAACATTCTTTAAAAGATTCTCACGAGTACTACGTGCAGCCCAGTATTTCTGCTGTGCTTGTTCACGTTGATCCTTGAGATCACTTAGTTCATAAGTGTCCCCACTATCCCTAGCTTCTTTAATCTTGGCTTCAACATCATGGTATTCCTTAGCCAGTTTTTGTTCGTCCATTGTTAGCATTGCATTAGTAGCATCTGACATCTTTGTGATTTCAGATAGCTTAGCAACACGTTCTTCATCAATGGCTTTACGCGCCTCTCCGAGTTCACGACCCTTTTTAGAGAGTGAAGCATCTGTCTGATAGCCTTTAAGCAGATCAGCAAATGAGACTTCCATTTCCTCCCCGTCAATTTTGACAGAGACTTTTGCATCTAAGTCTAGATCATCAACAGTAAACACAGTAGCTTCTTGGGTAGGGGCTTCCGCGCCATCCTCATCTTCTGTCTCTTCTGTATCTTCCTCAGACTCTTCATCGCTAACGGCGGCATCTGCTACATCTGGGTCTTCCTCAGCAGTTGCTTCCGGATCCTCGTACTCGATCTCCTCTTCTGGTAGCGGCACATCATCATCCCGAAGAAATTCGGTATTAGATAGTACGGCATCTAGGAGTTCTTGTTCGCTTGGACCAGCAGAACTGGGAACATCATCCATTGCGGGTAGAGATTCATTTTGTTCTGACATGTTATATTATCCTTCTTTTTTAGCCGCAGGCTTGGTTGCCTTTGGTACGGATGTTTCTTGCTTAGAGGTGTATCGATCTAATAGACCGTACATAGCTCCAAGTTGATTGCAATTCAGTTTAGCTTTACCTGGAGATCGCATAGAGTCGTACTCTAACAGGTTAATCATATTTTCAATATTAGCTATCAACTGCTCGTAATCGATATTATTCATTGTGCGTTGTCCTCAATGTATGGTACGTTTTTTCCGTATGTTTCAAAGTTAATTAACTTCTGTTTAACATCTCCCAGCGCAAGGGCTGAGTTATATATGAACTCACGTGTTTTAACTTCGTGTGGATCTGTGCCCAACCAGGCAGTAAAGTATTGCACCAGCAACTCCCCATAGGCTTCATTGAAGAAACCTTCCCGTTGTTGAGAAGAAAATTGCGCACGTACAAGTGCTTCCTTCGCTATCAGATCCGGATGTGTATTTCCTTTCAGCATCTTCTCTGCTGCAACTTTATACTTTTCCATCTTGTTTCCTTATTGGTTATAATTATTTAGACCTATACTTAGAGGTCTTAGCGGCTATCTTTTTAGGTTGAGCAACGTATTGCTTACCCTGTTTAGCACCCTTACGTTTAGCTGCACTTGTAGCAGAGTATTCCTTTGAGGTCAGGGAGTCCCTAGCCTTTTTTGGGAGGTAACGTTCTCCTGTAGCCCCTTTACCTTGAGTGGAGTTCTTGCCACTCTTAGTGCCCCACTTCTCACCAGTCCACTTGTCTAAGCTTGTTTGGGATTTTTTCTTAGGCACGATAACCACCTCCAGCTTTCTTGTACTCCCTAGCTAACAGTTGTGCCTTACGTGCAGACCATTGACCTGCACTACCACCCTTAGATCCAGACTTGATTTTGTTAAATAGGTTTTTACGCATTGTTGGTTTAGTGTAGTTACCTGCTTCATTAACAGTTGATTTTTTCTTTGGCATTAAGCAGGTTCTCCATTATACTTTAACCCAGCGCAGCTAGGGTTTATGTTTGCATGGCTGTACTTATTCTTAATCTTTATTGATTCATTTAAAACGGCTACCTGACACTCTTCTTCCGTAATGAATATGTATGGGCTAGTGATAACGTTACAATGTTCAGCTAGAGAACTCATACAGATTAGTATTACACCTAAATACCCAACCACTACCATTTTTCTTTATCTGCCCAATATGCAGCAGACATCTTACCCTTTGAGATATTCTTCCCATGACGGGCTTTAAAGCTTGCACGTTTGGCTTTCATCTTATCAGACTCACCAGACTTAGGGGCACCAGCTGTTGATGCACCTTGTTCTCCAAAACGGATTGTCTTTATCTTATCACCTTCTTTTGCAACCACCACGTGTGATTTAGTAGGGTGTGATGGGGTACGCTTAGGTTTGTTGTAACCTGACACCCCAGCATTAGCTAATCTTGAATCTTTTTTCTTTGGCATTCTAATCCCCTATTTACCATTTCCCCTGCTGTTTACCAATCAGATAAAGAACAACTCCCAATCCAAAAATTCCAGCCAGTACTATTACCCCACCAAAGAGCCAAGTGGTTAGGGCTTGTTTTAGTTCTGCACGTCGATAGGCAGTCTTCTTGCGTTGAGCGCGTACTTTGCGAAGCGTGTCTTTATATTCTTCAAGACCATCCATCCCATAAGTAAACTGCACCAGCGTCTCAACTTCCTTCCTCATAGCCTGCATCTTCTTGTGTGCTGAGAACGCATCAATTGCTTGCTGTTCAGCTGAACCAGTTAGAGTTGCAAAGATTCCAGGATTCTTGGCCTTATCTGCCGCGTAGTTCACATCTGACACAGCCCCTGCAAACTTAGAAAGAGCGGAGGAAGCATCACGACCTGCAAGCATCAAAGATTTCATATTGCTTACGGCGCTTGCCGCAATTGATATGGCTGTAATCGGATCAATCATTTGAATCTAACCTCTATAGGACACACATAATTATAACTTACCCTGTAAACCCTGTCGTACCATGTACCGTTTTTTTGCAACCCACAGTCGTAGTAGCAGTATTGAAAGAGTTGATTACCACCTGTAGTCCACGCATGGTTAAAAGAAATAAACGCTAATACACATAACAAACTTATTTCCCTGGTGGACCTATCATTGAATTATGATCACGATTTATATACTTAAGATCATTTTCAATAATAGCTACACGCTGTTTAATTTTGTTAATTTCATTAATAGTCATTGTCATACCTGCAAGATCACCCCAGAGATCTTCAAGTTCACCCCATACGTTCTCTAACTCTAAAGAGTTATCTAAAACATCACGTTTTAAATTTACGTTATCCTCAATAGCCATACGTGATCCAAGTTGACTAACTGTTTCGTCCAAGTTAGAGATAGTAGCTGCTTGTTGAGAAACCCACCATACACCACCTGCCAGTTGTACAAACATAGCTAACACTAAAGCTATAGGTAATTTTATATTGTCCATATATTAACCCCCGTCACTACGGTTAGCTTCCATCATATCACGAATAGATTTAATGTTTTCATCCATACGACCTAATGTTACTGCCTGAGACTGCATTATAGTTGTTAAGTTGTTTATTCTTACTTCATGTCTACTAAGATCTCTGGAATTAAGTTCTATTGAACTAGCCAAGCTAGACACATACCACACTAAGGCTCCTGTTTGAAACAGTATGCCTATTAAGAAAGATATAGATATACTTTTATTTTCCATTACTTTGCAAACCCCGCCCCAAAGTATAGGCCAACAATAGCTGACACTATATGTGTATCTAACGGAGTAATCACAAACCCAGTAGCTGACTGCCACTTAACTGTTCCATCACCACCAAATATCCAATTAATTATACCACCATGTACTTCGGTATAACCTACTATAACACTCACCTCTGGGTAAAAGACTGCTACCGCTTTTGGTAACACGATGATAGAGAATACAGCAGAGAGGGCTATGATCCTTCTTGTCCACGCGAAGTGAACATCTTTCTTACCATGATCCCTAGCCTGCTGCATACCACTTATCATCATCTTCTGCTGTTCATTCTTATTCTTTGTGTTCTGCCCCCAGATAGACATAACTGCACCAAGTATGGTGGAGAAAAGCATCGTGATTAGTTCTAAAGGTAATCCAAACATTCCCCCACCTCCTTGGTATTTATGCTTCTCCTGCAATCATAGCCCTTGCAAGAGTTGTTATCTGATTAAAGTCAGGACGCATTGGAGGTTCAATACCTTCTTTACGAGCCTTGATATCAATTTCTGCCCACTCTTGGAAATGCTTATCAATAGAGATAGCCAACTGTTTAGTGTTGTCATCCACAGTGTTCTTAGATTGTGCGTTGGTAAATGTAACATTGGCCTCAGCGAGTGATGCATCAGCTTCCATCTTACGTTGTGCAATAGCACCATCCTTCTGTGCTTTTTCAGTTTGTTGTTTAACAGTTTCCATAGCTTTCTGTTTAAACTCATCCGTTGTATAGTCTTCCAAGTAATCATTACTATCAATACCCATAGACTCTATAAGTTTTGTAGCTAAGACAGCAGGAGCTTCTGGACGAATTACAACACCCTGACCCTGGCTGTTCAGTGCTGGCAGTATTTGACTACCAACCATCTCAAACTTTTTAATCATGTTTGAATTTGAGTTCTCACCGATATCCAGGAACACCTCCACATCCATACGGGATGGAAGGGACATAATATCTATTTCAGCAAACACACCTTGGTAACTAAACTTGGAGTGAGTCTTCAAGCATTTCCGCATTGTCTTATACACACCTGTACATAGCCGCTTCATACCTGTCTCTGCAAACCTACGGGCAATGTGTTGGATACGTTTCTGAGATGCAGATTGAACTGCAGCCACCTTTGATTCACTATTACCAGACACGTACAAGGAATCATTAAGACCTTGAGCAGCCTTTGACATACCAGTTGCTTGTTCTTTAATTGTCTGTAAGTGTGAGAGTAGTGGTACAGTGCCTGAGCTAATTGCCTCTGGTGGTAGTGATGACACAGCACCATTAGGATTACCATTGGTTGGAATGATTTGTTTTGGTCTCATGTTTTGGAGAGCAGAGAAATCAACAACGTTTGGATCAGCAAGCTTTGGTGAATAGTTTGTAAGATATGTATTC